GCCTTTATTCGATAATGAAGGCAACCTTAATGGCATAGAAGATACTGTCTGTGGCGTGTTCGCCAAGTTAGCAGCATCATCTCTGGTCTATAATGTAAGTGCAATCAGCGCACCAAGTATTCTGAATGCTGCTTCGGGTGACCTACTCAGCTGTCAGATGTCAGTATCAATCCTAACGAGTTGGAGTTAAGCATGTCCGATTGGGAAAAAGAGAACGAAGCCTTTCTGATCAAGATCGGACAGGTTGTACCAACACCATCAAAGCCAGTAACTACTAAGAAGGACGAGGAATAATCTCATGGCTGTATTTCTAAATAACTTGGTCGGTGTGAAGATTAACTCCGTTGATCTTTCAGACCTGGTAACAGCAGTAACAATCAACCGCACATTTGACGAGCTAGAAGTCACAGCAATGGGCGACACAGCACACAAGTTCGTTAAGGGCTTGGAAGCATCAACTGTCACTATTGACTTCCTGAACGACACAGCAGCGACAAAGACTCTTGCAACTCTACAAGCTGCATGGGGAACAACAGTCACAGCTGTATTCCTACAGACAAAGGGAACAATAGTATCTGCAACTAACCCTTTATACACTGTCTCAATCCTTGTCAATAACACAACAGACATTAATGGTGCTGTTGGCGATATTGGTATGCAGTCAATTACATTTACATGTAACTCAACTGTTGCAGTAGCAACTACAGGTACTTTCTAAACAACTAACTAAGGGGCAAAGACATGGCAAAGTTAAAGATCGTTCGTGCAGATGGAAGCGTACTAGAAGGCGAAATTACTCCAGCAGTGGAGTACGCATTTGAGCAGTACGCTAAAATGGGTTTCCATAAGGCGTTTAGAGATCAAGAACTACAAAGCCATGTCTATTGGCTCGCTTGGGAAGTAACACGCAGATCAGGTGAAACTGTTAAGCCTTTTGGTTTGGAGTACATAGAAACCCTTAAATCGGTTTCTGTCGAAGACTCTGACCCTTTAGCTTAAAGCGCGATCAGCCATTCACCTACCTAATCGCTAGGCTAAGCATTAGGTTGGGGATCGCGCCACAGCAATTATTGGAACTAGATAAGACCATGCTAGATGCTCTAGTACAAGGTCTAAAGGATGAAGCGAAAGAGGTGAGCGATGCGAGTAAAAATCGAAGGCGTTAAACAAACTCGCAAAGCCATCAGAGAGTTTGCTCCAGACCTTAACAAAGCATTAAACACTGAACTCAAACTAGCACTTGCTCCTATTGCTAAAAAGGCTAGAGGCTTTGCTCCTTCTGATTCTCCTATGTCTGGCTGGGCTAGAAGCTCTGGGGCTGAGGGTGGCTTTCCATCTTTTAGTTCCAAGATAATTAGATCTGGTATTGGCTTTAGCACAAAGGCTGGAAAGACAACTAGATCAGGCTTTACCTCTAATGCCAAGATATTTAACAAGTCCACAGCTGGCGCAATTTATGAAACAGCAGGGCGCAAGAATCCCGAGGGTCAGCCTTGGGTTGGTCCTAAAGCAGGTGGCGCATCTAAGAAAGTAAGTAGGTCTGCCAACCCTCGCGCAGGTGCAACCTTTATTGAGAATCTTCCAGAATTGACTAACAGCACTAAAGGTCGCGGTCGCCTAATTTACAAAGCATGGGCTATGGATCAAGGTAAGGCTTATGGTGCAGCTCTCAAAGCAATAGATACAGCAGAGCGTGCATTTATGGTAAAAGCCCAGAGTGAAACTTTCAAGAAGGGTTAATCATGCCAGAGATTAATATTGGGTCCAAACTTGATGCCAAGGGATTTAAGCAAGCCGAGACTTCTCTAGATAAGTTATCTGGCAGTGTAAAGAGTCTTGCTAAGACTCTTGGTCTTACTTTTGGTGCAGCACAACTTCTAGCCTTTGGTAAAGCCTCAGTCAAAGCAGCAGCAGCCGATGAAAAGGCACAGAAGCAACTAGCACTAGCTCTAAAGAATGTCGGGCTCGGTCGAGATGTTGCAGCCTCAGAAGCATTTATCCAAAAGTTACAGAGCGAGTTCGGTGTAGTCGATGACAAGCTTCGCCCTGCGTATCAGGCTCTAGCCGTTGCTACTGGAGACACTGCACAATCTCAGAAGTTATTGCAGATCGCCTTAGACATTTCTGCCTCAACTGGCAAAGATTTAGCCTCTGTTACAAGTGCAATATCTAAAGCCTACCTTGGGAATAACACAGCCCTTGGCAAGTTAGGCGTAGGTATCTCTAAGGCTGATCTAAAGGCTAAGTCCTTTGATGAGGTAATGAACCAACTCTCAACAACCTTTGCCGGGGCTGCCACACAGTCGGCTAATACTTTCCAAGGTTCGATGGATAAGTTAAGTGTTGCATCAAACAATGTCAAAGAGATTATTGGCGTAGGAATTATTGATGCACTCAAGGGTCTAAGCGAAGATACTACAGTCGATGATCTTGCTAAAGGCATGGAAGACTTTGCACTCTTTACTGCCGATGCTATTAGAGGCGTAGGCGTATTATTAGAAGCATTGAAGGCTATCCCTGCTGCTGTCAATTTACCTGGGCTAAAGTTTGCTATGCAAGCCACAGGCTTAGGCATTCTAAGCAAGATCGGTGCAGCAGAAAGAAAAAAGCAAGAGGCATCAGCTGCTAGAGCTGCCAATGGACTTACTCACTTAGCCGAGTTAGAAGCCAAGTATGCAAACATAACTCTTAAAGCCAGTACAAAACTTACAGCAGAAGAATTAAAGCAACTTAAGGCTAAGCAGTTAAAAGCAGCTATTGATAAGGCTAACCTTGCCCTTGGCAAGGGATCTAATGTCTTTGACATGGAAAAGATCCAACTGGCAGCAGCTGAAAAGAATCAAGCGGAGCAACTAGGCAAAGTAACTAGCCAAGCACAACTGCTACAGATTACTAATGACCTTGCTCGCTTAGAGGTTAAGCAATCTATCCTGGCACTAGAAGAAGCCATTGCCTCTCAGGATGTCGCAGCCATCACTGCTGCAACTAATAAACTCAATGCAGACTTAAAGATTATCGGTGCTTTATCTGGTCAAGAAGTAAAGCTAAAAGATATTAAATCTATCCTCGATGCAATCTTGCCCAAGGATCTAATTAACCTTGCCAACCTTGATGAAGCCCTTGCTAAATTAGCAGCCATAGGTAAAGCAATCGTTACGCCTACAGCAACACCTTCAGCCACACCTTCAGCCACAGGCACTCTAGCTGTGCCTACTGTCGCTATGCCAACCATTTATGCTTCAGGTGGCAGGATCGATTCTTCTGGCGGTTACAATCCATTTAACCCTGCCATGGTAGGCATGACTTCAGGCGGTACATCTCCTACTAAAGCTGTAACTGTCATAGTTAATGCAGGCACTATCGCTAATCCAGATGAACTGACAACCATGATTCAAGATGCTGTTATAAGTCTTAACAAGCGCGGTGACTTACTCACTTACGCTGGGTCACTATGACCAGACCTACTATAAATGTCACTATTGACTTCTCTACTGGTGCAAGTTTTGGCTTTCCTTTTATCATTGGCACATCTGAGTTAGATGGTGGCGATGTTCTTTCGGACTCATCCTTTAGCCTTGTTGTAGATGTTTCTAACCTTTTAGACAGCGTTCAAACTAACCGAGGTCGCAATATCTCATCTGAGCAATTTCAGACAGGCACAGCCTCAATCCGCATCTTGGATCAGAATGGTAACTTTAATCCACAGAATCCAGCCTCACCCTATTACACATACCTAAACCCGATGCGTAAGATAACTATTACTGCAACCTACTCGGGAGTAACTTACTCAATCTTTGCAGGATACATAACAGGCTATAACACATCTACGCCTAAGTTTGATGGCGATATTGTTTACACAACTGTTACTGCTGTTGATGGTTTCCGTTTATTCCAAAACGCCCAATTCTTTGGCGTCACTGGGGCTGTTGCAGGCGAGACTACAGGCACACGCATTACCAAGATCCTAGACACTATTGGTTTTCCTAACAGCCTGCGAGATATTGACACAGGATTAACTACTGTGCAGGCAGATCCAGCCACTCAAAGAACAGCTCTACAAGCCCTTCAGACTGTGGCTACAACCGAGTATGGCGCAATCTACATGGATACAATCGGGCGTTGTACCTTCCAAGATCGTAACCTGACTGTCTCATCTATCGGTGGCACTCCTACAGTCTTTAAGGATGATGGCACAGCCATTGGCTACTTTGATGTAAAGTGGGTTTTTGACGATACTCAGATTTACAACCTTGCCACTGTGACTCGCACAGGTGGATCAGTTCAGACTGTTTCGGATGCTGCCTCTATCGCTAAGTTCTTCACTCACAGTTATAACCAATCTGGCTTGCTTATGCAGACAGATGCAGAAGCCTTAAATTACGCTCAAGCGTTTGTCGCTTCCCGCAAGGATACATCTAGCCGAGTCGATGAACTAACCCTTGATCTTCAGCAGAATAACTACACTGCTGGCACTGTTGCTGCTCTATCGCTGGACTTTTTCAGTCCAATTAGCGTAACAACCACACAGCCTAACAACACGACCTTATCTAAGACAGTGCAGGTATTTAATATATCTCACTCAATTACGCCTAACTCATGGAAAACTAGGTTAGGCACAGCTGAACCAATCATCGATGGGTTCATCTTAGATTCGACATTATATGGTATTTTAGACACTAGCGTTTTAAGTTATTAAGGAGCAATTATGGCAAGCGGATTTCCATTCTCAACAGGCAATGTCCTTTCGGCTACCAACATGAATGGCTTAACAGCCTTTACTATTGAAACTGCCAACACTGCCGATTACACAGCAGTTCTAACAGATCAGTATCAAGTATTAGATCAGATGAACAAGGCAACAGCGATTGCCTACAAGATTCCTACTAACGCCTCTGTTGCTTTTCCTGTTGGCACTGTGCTAAACATTCTTAACATTGGTGCAGGAACTTGCACTATTTCAGCAGTGACACCGGGAACAACCACAATATTAAGTGCAGGTGCTACAGCAGCAAGCCCAACTCTTGCACAATACAAAGCAGCTGCTTGTATAAAGACAGGCACAGACGCATGGTATGTGGTGGGCGGAATTGCTTAATTCATCAGTAGCATTTTTGGGTGGTGCGCCTGCGCCGATTGTGGCAGAGATACTTGTTGTTGCAGGTGCTGGCGGGGGTGGCGCGTGTTCAATAGTAACGAGTAATCCTGGCGGTGGTGGTGGAGCTGGCGGTTATCGCACTAACGCATCATTTACTTTGCCATCTAGTTTTACTGTTACAATCGGCGCAGGTGGAGCTGGCGGTAATGTAGCGGCAGCAAACGGCAACACTTCAACTCTTGATACTATTTCGTCATCAGGCGGTGGCAGAGGTTCCGCATCTTTTCCCGCGGGTGGATCAGATGTTGGTGGAAATGGTGGTTCAGGCGGTGGCGCGGTTACTACGGCAGGAACTGGAAACTTAGGTGGGTATTCACCCGCTGAAGGTACAAATGGGCAAGTAGGTGGATCGTATAGAGGCGGTGGATCAAGCTCTCAAGGTTCAGCAGGTGGCGCAGGCACATCTAATTCAATTACTGGTTCAGCCGTTACTTATGCGGCAGGTGCAACAGGCAACAATTCATCACCCACAGCAGGCGGTGCAAATACAGGCAATGGTGGACAAGGAACAACTGCAAGTGGTGGCGCAACTGTAGTTGGCGCAGCAGGTGGATCGGGTGTTGTTGTCATTGCTTATCCAAATACTTTTCCAGCACTTACATCTATTGGCGGTGGATTAACTTATGACCAACCAACACGCAGCGGTTATCGTGTTTATCGCTTTACAGCGGGAACAGGAACTGTGACTGTATAATGGCACACTACGCGTTCTTAGATGAAAACAACATTGTTATTGAAGTTATTACAGGCGTCCATGAAACACAAACAATAGAAGGCTTGGATCCTGAAACATGGTATGGCAACTTTAGAGGTCAAGTCTGCAAGCGTACAAGTTACAACAACAACATACGCGGCACATACGCAGGCGTGGGATTTACTTACGATCCTGTTCTTGATATCTTTGTTGCGCCAGAGGTGAACCATGAAGCCGCAGCTGAGTAAAGCAGCGATCCAATTAAGGGAACAGTTTGATGACACATTCCCAAGTCGTGACCGCACATCGGATGGCTGGATCGGTGATACCCGACACGCAGCTCGCCCTAGCGATCATAATCCCGATGCTAATGGCTGGGTTCGTGCCATCGATGTTGATCGTGATG